CATAAGATTCTCTTTACTCGTTACACTATGACCTCAGCTTCGATGTCTATTATTCCTGAGTTCTTGGAGAAGATAGATTTGATGGGTGTTGCAGAACACTTTGAGGTTACTAAGGCAGAAATCACAAACAAACTCACAGGGAGTTCAATTATCTTTAGTGGGGTCAAGACATCAAGTGGCGACCAAACGGCAAAGCTAAAGTCTATTAATGCCGTTACAACGTTTGTTGTGGATGAGGCAGAAGAACTTACAGACGAAGAGGTGTTCGATAAGATTGACTTTTCTGTTAGAGCAAAGGGAGTAAAGAATAGATGTATCGTAATCTTAAACCCTACAACAAAAGAGCATTGGATATACCAAAGGTTCTTTCAGAATAGAGGTGTGCCTGATGGACATAACGGAGATAAGGAGAACGTAAACTATATCCATACAACATACCTCGACAACGTAGAGAACCTATCAGAATCATTTGTATTAGGCTTAAAGGATATGCAGAAGAACAGACCTGAGAAGTTTCGCCATCAGATAATGGGAGGTTGGTTAGACAGAGCAGAAGGTGTTGTGTTTACCGATTGGTCGATAGGAGATTTCCCTAAAGATATGGATACTATCTTTGGACAAGACTTTGGATTCTCGGTAGACCCATCTGTATTGGTAGAGGTTGCAGTAGACAAGAAACTAAAGAAGGTTTGGGCAAAGCTCCACTTCTACAAACCAGGAATGGCTACATCTCAGCTCTATGAATCTAATAGGAGGTACGCAGGCAAGAATCTTATTGTGTGTGATAACTCAGAGCCAAGACTGTTGTCAGAATTTAAGATGAAAGGACTTAACGTTACCCCTACAATAAAGAAGAAAGGTAGTATCTTGACAGGTATTGCGATGATGCAAGACTATCATATTATTATAGATAGCAATTCAATAGACCTGATAAAAGAGTTCAATAACTACTCTTGGAAGATGAGGGGTTCTGTGCCTCGTGATGATTGGAATCATGGAATAGATGCCTTGCGTTATGCTTGTGAGTATCTGTTGATGAGGTCAGTTCCTAAAGGAATGTACATCGTTAATTAGTTTGACAATTCAATAGGGTAGTTTGACAATTCAATACCCTTTCAATTCAATACCCCCCTTTCAATTCAATACCCCTCCGATTTCTCGTTGGGGTTTTTTGATTTTGGTTCTTTGTCAGTCCTGAACTTCAGGAGATGGCATTGTACCACACTACAAACAAAAGTAGTTTTGCAAGTCTTGTCAAGTAAAAAAGTGAAAAAAGTTTTGGTGGAATGAAAAAGTATTTGTAGATTTGCTTCAAGTTTAACAAATAAAACAAACATTATGAAAACATTTAAAGACTTAGAATTTAAAGCACACAGAAACGTAGAGGGTGGAGTCCATGCGAAAATGCAGTTTGATAACGGAAGTTGGATTTCAGTTGTTGGAGGTGGCGAAGGTCAATTTTTAAAAGGTAACGGAACTTCATCCTTTGAGATAATGAGCAACGTAACAGAAAAAACAGAACTTGGGGTTGAGTGTTGCCTTACACCTGCAAAAATTACCGAGCGAATGAGATGGTTGCAATTAAAAAAAAACTAAACCTAAAACAAATATTATGACAAACAAAAGAGAACAAATCATCAAGGCAATTAGTACTGGAAAATTCTTTACTATTAAGTTTATCAAGAAGAACGGAATGTTAAGAGAACTCAATGGAAGATTGGGTGTAAAAAAGCATCTTAAAGGCGGGTCGCTTGGATATGACCCAAAGACTTTTAACTATATTATTGTTTTTGATGTAGTGAATGATGGCTACCGAACTGTGAACGTAGATACAGTTATCGAACTAACTTGCAATAAAAATAAGATAGAATTTGCCAATTAAAAAAAGGTGTATATTGCACCAAGTTTAACAATTAAAACAAACTATATGAAAACTAAATTAGAATTATTGGATGAAATCTACAAAGACATTATGAATGATTACATCCCTACTCCAGAAGTAACAGATGCTTTGGAGGCGGTTAGAGAATTAGCTAAAAAATTAGAACAACTATAAACAAAAGATATGAAAATTACAGATTTAAAATTAGGGCAATTATTAAAAGATGGTACTAATGTATGCGAAGTTGTATCAATAACATTGAGCTCGTATTCCTCGAATAAATTTGAGGTTCAATATATTTCGGGCGTCTGCATTACATATAAAGCAACGGATATCCGTTTATTTGAAACATACATAGGATAGATAATAAACCAATAAAAACAAACGATATGACAAAAGTAGAAGAAGTACAAAAAGCAAAAGACCTATTAAGAAGTGTAGGTTATCACGTTTCGTGGTGGAACGTAGATGACGTAAAGGATAACTACGATATTAGCTTTCAAGAGGCACAACATTGCTTAGAGGCAGTCTTACATGGAGAACTAATTACCGATATGGTAAAGGAAGAGATTCACGAATTTGCATACGAAAACGACTACAAAGAAAATAACTAAAAAACAATTAAGATGGAATACACAGAAGAACAACAAGAATTAATGTACATTGAATACTTTAATAACTATTTGACTATTGATGTCTTTGCAGAGCACCATCAAATCAGCAGAGAAGAGGCTGGGCACATTTTGTCAAGTGGGAGAATCATTAACCATAGTAAATACAAATAAGATGGCTAACAACAAATGTAATATGTGTGGGCATAACAACCCCAAAGATAATTTTATATGCGAAGCAGATGACTGTGGAGTGCCTTTAGATTTAGAAATAACTATAAACGACTGGGGGTTGCCCGAAATAAATTAACATGGAAGGAGAAATTAGAGTAACAGAACTCAATCAACTCATAAAAGAGTCAAGGGCAAAAGTAGAGTACTACGAATCAAAACTCATAGAATCAAGACTACAATTATTAAAGCAATTAATCGAACTAAAAAAACTAATGTAATATGTCATATAATAAAAAGTGGGCAGACCTAAAAACACTAACACCCGAACAAACACAAAGAGGTAACTTTCCAAGAGATTTTTGGAACTACCATACCAACTCAATAACGGGATTTCCAATAGAGCGAACAAGGGGCGAAATAGAAGCTGAGAGGAAATATAATGAAGGCAAGTATAGAAAGCCATCACAGTTTCCTGATGCACGCTGCAACGGCTCGAGAGTGCCTAAATTTGCGAAGTATGGTTTTTAGTGTAGCAATCTAATAGGGGGTACGCAATTCAATAGGGGGTAACATTAATTTGTTGCTCCTTTTTTGTTGGCAAAGATTTGACAATTCAATAGGGGGTAGCAATTCAATAGGGGGTATGCAATTCAATAGGGGGTGGGGGCTTGGTCGGAAAAAAAGGGGGGTCGCTCGGCTCGGCTCGGCTCGGCTCGGATTCCCAGTTACGACTTTTTTTTGACACTGGCAAATTTTTTCGCACTTTTTTTCGTTTTTTTTGTTATTTATTCTCATTCTAAATAATGAGGATTTTTCTTCGTTTCTGTTTGTTGTTTTTGGTTTCTGTATTTGATTGTTTTTAGACGTTTTTAGACGTTTTTAGACGTTTTCAGCCTATTTACGTACCCATGCTCAATATTGTGAAAAAAGCTATTTAAACACATTTTTTTTCGGGTAACATTTTATACATGGCAAAAAATTCTCTACTAATATTTATGTGCGGCAAAAAATTCTCTACTAATATTTATGTGCGGCAAAAAATTCTCTACTAATATTTATGTGCGGCAAAAAATTTTGGAGTAATATTTATGTGCGGCAAAAAATTTTGGAGTAATATTTATACATGGCAAAAAAAAATAAAGTTTTTTGTGTATTTCAATTATTTTTTGTATATGGCAATAAATGTGCTAGAATCGATTTTAAAGCGTTTTAAGAGCTTTTTAGGTTTCTGTCATATGGAAATATCAAAAACTCTAGAAAGTCCAGCAAACGCATTTTCGTTATATTTTCGTAGTTTTTCCTTGTTTATATAAGTTCTTTTTTGTATGGCGGTATCTTTCAAGGTATTGCCAAAAACGTGCCAAATTACATTATCCGCAAAAAATTAAGATATGGTTAAAATACCACATAAAACAGTTAAAATACCACATAAAAAAAAGCAATATTTACAAAAAAATAGGGGTTTTTGCCTATAACAGAAAGTAGAAAAAAGCTCGTTTTGAACTATTCGCAAAATTTTAACTAAAATACATGGCTTTTTTACAGTATCCGCAATAACATATTCTAAAAATACACTATTGTTTTTTGCATATTATTTACTGAATGTTTATTAAAATTATTGATATAATAAAAATTCATCCTTTTTTGCAATTATAAACAAATGTATTTTGATTTTTGAATTTATATAAGCATTATCGCGCATTAACAAAAACAAATATTAATAACTAAAAACTAACAAAATGAAAATTTACCAAAACAGTTTAAAAAGCGAAAATGAAATACTCAAAAGGTTACTAAAGGACGGGTACATTCTGATTAACTTTGATTCTACAGATTGTGACGGATGTAGCACGTCAAAGGTTTTAATGTTTAAAAGTTTGGAATCTATATATTCTGATATTGAAAACGAAGCCGAATGGGCGGATGGTTCTTTTTCTTATTCAATTCCTTTACGTTTTGAGGATGGCAGCTTAGATTTAAACGAAGAGTACAACGGCGGGCAATGGTCTAACTAATTTCTAACAAATATTAATAACTAAAAACATTTTATACTATGACTTTTAACGAATATTTTACAACAGACTTTTGTACTTATAACGATAACGGAATTGACGCTTTTATATCAATGTTAGAATCTAAGGGATTTGAGCTCACAAGAAACGATTGGTTTCAGTGTGGCATTGATTTTTGGATTGAGTACACGTACAGAACCGATGATAAATATGTTAGTTTTGATTATAAAAATAACGACCGCATACAAATAGGTGATTACAATCTTGGATAAATAAAATAAATACTAATAACTAAAAACTAACAAAATGAAAGAACTACAAAAACCTAAGACAATCGAACTTAAAACGGGCTTGACGTGTAAAATTGACAAAAACGGGCGTGTCCACGTTTTTAACACAAAAGAAGTCCAGGAACAACCCAAAACAAAAGAGGGTGTTTA